CTAATCCAGCAATTAATGCCGCCACTGCAATCACGATAAGTGTGATTGGGTTCATTGCGAGCACAGCATTAAATGCGGCCTGCACAGCTGTGAATGCTTTTGTGGTTGCTGACCAGATGGTCATCGCTGTGTTGATGGCGATAATCGCAGCTGCTAATCCACCTACTACGCCGGCGACCAGCAGAATTTTGTCTGTGTTCTCTGATGCCCACGCTGCCATCTGCTGCAGATAGGGCAAAAACTTTTCGATAACTGGCAGCAGTGCAGCACCGATGGATTCTTTTGTCTCAGCCATCGAGAGTGCTAGGCGTTGCATTTTGCCCTCAGCTGTCTCTGCGGCAGTCGATGCTGCACCGCCGAATGTGGTGGACATTTTCGCCATGACCTCATCGAGTGATGCACCATCCTTGATCATGTCGCGCAACTCTGGTGAAAGTTTCTGTAGAGCTTTAAGGTTGCCGCCGTAGGCCTTAGCGAGCGCATCTGAAACGCTGCCCAAATCCTTTCCGGTGGCGGCTGAAATATCCATCGCCAATTTGGCAGCCTTTTGTGATTCCGCGACTGATCCAGTAGCTCTAGCGAGCGAGGCCATCGCAGGCCTCAAATCGTCATCGGCAATTCCGAGCGTTTCGCCCATTGCGGAAATAAAATCCTCATTTGCCTTGATGGCTGCATCTGTTGCGCCGGTGGAGGTTTTCAGTGTGCGTGCGAGCTCCTCCTGCGCTTTTGCATCCTCCATTGCACCCTTAGCTGCATCGAATGCCGCCACGCCTAATGCGCCTACTGCAGCTGCCGCTGGGAGCATTGCCTTTTTCAGTGCGAACGCGGTTTTTGCGCCTGCGCCCTCCAAATTGGAAAATTCTTTGATTGCGCCCTGTACGCCTGAATTGTCAAATTGCGATACCAGAGGAATGATGATTGCCATGATTAGTTGTCTTTCAGAATGCGTGTGATTTCAGTTTGCACCTTTTTGACAGTCACCTCAATGTTTGCTGAAACCTCCTCAGAGTGTTTTTCAGCGTTAGGCCACATCACGCGTGATGGTGATCCATAGCGTTGCTGGAGGTTTGCGATGAGCGCCTCGCCGCGTGGTGTTTTCCCGGTGCTTTTGCCTGCCATGTCAAAAATGCTCATGCCTGCGCTCATGGCTCGAATCTTGACAACTCCGACTGGTTCGCCTTTGCCACCGTTTGGCATGCTGCGCCCGCGTGGCCTGCGCGTGTCAATTTTTACGCGGATGCTTTTGGATTCGTTCTTTTTCCATTGGGTGCGTGAACGATTAGCAAAACCAGATAGGGGAGGCTGTGCCGGCACATCAGCCCGCATTGCATCCACCATCGGTGATGCTGCACGCTCGAAATCTTTTGTGATTTCGCGGCGCAGCGCTTTATCGATTTTGTTGATTTCTTTCAGTGCCTCGCGTAATCCGGACACTTCGAGCATCTCGATATTTGCGCTCATTGTTTGTCTCTTTCAGACAGCACCTCAAGGATCGTGAGAAACATCGATGCATCCTTTTGCAGCTCGCTGGGAGGAATACCTGTGGCCACTGCTGCCTCAGCTACTCGCCTGCCCCAGCTGCCGCGTGCGTAGGGTTTGCATCGTCACCATCCACCTCAAATGTCGTGACTGTTTTACAGAAACGCTCAAAATCGGGCACAGTGATTTCCGCATCGCGTAGCGCAATCCATGCGATGAGGTACATGTCCTCAATGCCTACGCCGAGCTCCTGGATTTTGGAAAACTTTTGTTTTGTTTTCCGTTCCCACTGAATAATTGTCCAGCCGTTAGAGGATGCAGATTTCTTGCCATCTCCCCAATCGACTGTGAATGTCTTGTCAATCACAGCCGCGCCCTAACTAGCTAAATGTCTCAGTAATGCTGCCGTTCACTGGGAACGAAACAGAGATGGTTTGTGCTGCGTCTGCTGATCCACCTACTGAGGGGAACACTGGCACGACTGATCCGCTGAACGATGCACCGGTGGCGGCAAGCATTGTGAATGTCACATTTGTGCCAGTTTCTGCTGCGCTCCAGAGTGATTCACAAACTGAGCTGGTAGCGCCCCAGTCTGCGACTAGCTCCACATCGAGTGTCCATGTTGGGATGCCTTTGGCGGCATACGCACCGGAGAATGTCACGCCGGTGATGGGGTTCTCTGATGGGGTGAGCATCGAGCTGGTGCATTGATCTGTGAATGCAACTGAGTTGATGGTGAGAGTGATGGATTTTCCGGTCACTACTTGTGCTGTTGCCATGTTTGGCTCCTTATCTGGTAACTGTCATTACGACTGTGATTTCGTATCCGGGCAATTCTTGCCCGCCGATGGCGTAGGACACTGGCCTGCCTCCATCGACTTGCGGAACATTCTGGATAATTGTGTCTGCTGTCTCCAGCAGTGCCTGTACCGCATCAGCGTTGCCCGGTGGCGCAAGCAATGCGGTTACGGGGTAACTGAGCTCGTAGAGGCTGGTATTACGCACCACGACTGTAGGAGGGTCAATAATGACGACTCCGGGTCGCGCGTTGCGTGAGTCTGTGGTGACGACTAGCGATGCATCCTCTAGGAAATCCACCAGCAGGCCTGTGGCATCGTTTAAGAGCCCCATTAGGCCACCTGTGGCCTATTGCATCCCCATAGGCGCAGAATCTGCCCCATAGAGCCGCCTACTGGCGCTGTGGTGAAATCGTTAAAGCTTTGATATGAGTCCATCGATCCGCGTTCGCGGTACAGAGCTGCTGCGTACATCACTGTTCCGAGCGTTACATCTGCACCGGGCGATGTGGTCAATGAGTCCTGATATCCCGCAGCTTTACGCCGGCGGTACGCAACAGCGTTTCCAGCTGTCACGCAATCAGTAACGAATGCTGTGTCATTTGCGGATGCTGGAGATACTCCGAGCCAGTCGAGCACATCCTGCGCAACAATCCATGTGCACACTGGCGTGTAGCTAATGGTGCCATCGCATGCCTCGCGCTGCAGATCATCGCCGTTGTGCTCATAGATGACCTGATTCAGTATTGGCATCTGATAGTCGAAAACTAGATCGCCGTACTCGTCAATGTCCACCAGCAGATATGGCTCTGTGGAAATGACTGTGAATGTGCCATCGAAATTCGCATGCACATTTGCAACAGTGATGCTGCCGCCGGTTGCGATCTGGTTATCGGTAAGAGTTTGCAGCACGCACACATTGCTGATGCGCTGCCTGTGTGTGACTGTGTATGTCGCCATGCTGCAAACTCCCCGATGCCGTGTCGTGAATTAGGCCTGTGTGATCTTGTAGGTCTTAGTCGCGTCAATCGTGGTGGTAGCGAAATATCCACGAATTGCGAGTGTGCGACCCAGCACTGATGGCTGTTCGATGCTGATGAGTCCGCGCTGATCTTCGTAAATCTCGAATCCAGCTTTTGTGCGTGGGTTCGCTACTGCGAGGATGCATGTCTTTGCGGCGAAATTCTTATCTGCAACCAAACGGAGGCCGAGAATGTTTCCGACTGTGCCGGTTGCATTCATGGTGCCGGGTGCGTTGGTTGGGTTCAGTGTGCTGAACAGTGGTCGGCCTGTCGTGTCGTAGAGCGAGCCGAGCTGCTGCCAAACATCCATCGACACTGCGAGAGCGTCTGGGAAAACATTTGAGGATGCAGCAATGGTCTTTGCACCTGCGTAGATGGCTGCGACAACTGCGTCTGGGTCGGTGAAATCAACATTTGCAGCTGATGCTTGCGTGACTCCTGCGAGCAACTGATCTGCTGCGTAGTTGTCGGTGGCATCCGCGTATTGCCCGACAAAGTCTTGCAATACGACATTGATGGCCGCCGGATCGCTGAAATCGAGCACTTGTTCGGAAAGCGTCTGCTGTCCAGCGAATGTGAGCTTTGTGACGACCTTGTCCTCGACTACTTGAGTGGTTGCAGATACAGCTGTGAGCTGTGTGGACTGCTGACCTACTGACAAGTGAGTGTCGATGTATGGGCGAATGAATGTTGCGCCTGCGCGTGGCATTGCGCGTGCTCCAAACAGATCGACAATCGGGCGCAAGGCCACTAGTCCATCGAAAACTTCCCCGATGATTGGGGTCGGGATGATGCCCGGCACATTGCTGACAATTTGATCGCCGGCAGCGGCGCGGATTGCGTTATTCATGGTGAGGAATGAATCGCCACCAGCGACATATGCGCTGATGTATTCAGCCATTGATGGCAAACGCTGTTCGCGGCGTGGTGCAGCGAAAATTGGTTGGGTTGGGATGGATGCCTCAACAGCTGGTGCTGCTGGTGCTGGGGTTTCTACTGGTTCCACTTTTGACTCCTCGTCTTGTTTTGTGGGTTCTGGTTCTGGTTCAGCGGCTGCGACTGATGCAACGCGTGCACCCGGAAATGCTCCGAATGCCAGTAGCGATAGCTCTTTCCAGCGCGCTTTTTTGATGACCATCGCACCCGACTTTTTGTCGAATGAATAATCGATGGGTTCCACACCTACAGAGACAGCGTCTAAAACACCGTCTGCTGCGAGTGTGAGTGCCTCGTCTCCCGCGCGCGTTTCGCTGATGCGTGCGGAAAACAGCATGCCCTCAGATGTATCGACACGCTCTGTGACGACTCCTAAAGGCTGCGATAGATCGTGGTCGCGAATGAATTTTGGTGCTGCACCATCTACCGGCAATGAGCCCGGTAAAAAGCGCACCAGGGTGCCATCGCTGACTACTGCGTCTGTGTTGTACTCGACTGCTACGCCCTCGATGGTGCGGCGTGGCTGGCCGTTCTGATCTGCGGCGTTAATCGAATGCAGTTTCGCTGTGATTTCTAGATTCATGCAGATTCTCTTTCACTCATTGAGTCTGTGCTCATGTTCTGTTCGATGGTTTCTGCCTCATCCACAAACTCTGAAACATCGAGCCTGCAATACCGGCCA